AATACTCCAGCGCCTGAACCAGATGCGGTACCACTTGCCGAACCTGGACCAGATGAGGAGCCTGCTGAAGAAGAAGCTGCACCAGTTGACCCGCTAGAAGCAGTTAACCGAAAGCTTGAAGTGCTTGGTCACTACGTTACGCAGAATCAAGCGCAGCGCCAACAGCAGTATCAGCCACAACCGCAATACCAACCACAGCCACAAGCGCAGCAACCGCAAGAGCCGTACTTGATGACAAATCAAGACGTACAGCCACTTGTCGAGCAGTTGCAGCACTTGCAGCGTCAGCAATATATGAACGCGTGGAATCAGGAAGCGATGAATTACAAGCAGGCCGAAGCTAACTTGCGTCAACGTTTTCCTGACTTCGACCAAGTTATACCTGAACAGAAACGCGCTGAAGCGTTTGACCAATTAGCTCGACAAGGTCAGTTTGGGCAGAACTGGCAAGCTCGATTTGAGTACGTATACAAAGCTTTTGCTTACGACAAAGTTGAGGCTCGTGCAAAGGAACTTCAACAGAAACGTGAGGCGAAACGCGCGGCATCTGCGAAAGCGGTAGCTGCTGTTCCCCCTTCTGGCTCTGGATATCAGGCGCCTGAAGTGAAACTGGATCGGTCAAAGCGCGGTTATGCCGACGCTCGTTTAGCCACCAGCGAAGCGCTGAAGGCACTGTAACCCACTAGGAGAAACAATGGCAGGACCATTTACAATCGGCACTTTCGATGCCTTAACCAACAAGTATTGGATTCCTAAGCTTGTAGATAACTTCTTCCTTCGCGGCACTTTGTTGACGCTGTTGAAGAACTCACAAAAAACATTCGACGGCGGTCGTGATATTCGTCAGCCTATCTCGTACAGAAACAGCCCTAACGCTGGTTCTTGGCCGGGTGGTATGGCGGTGCTTCCGACCAACTTCCAAGACCACGCCACACAAGCGGTCTTCTCTATCGCTAACTACTACGCCTCAATCACTCTGCCACAAACAGAGCAATGGTTGAACCAAGGTGAAGCGAAGATTGTTGACTTGATGGAATCCCAGATGGACCTTGCTGAGAACTCACTCGCTGATACTTTCGGGCAAGACGTTTACGCTGATGGTTCGTTGAACTCAGTCAACAACTCTAAGCGTGTTGACGGTTTGAGCGGCATGATTACAAATGGCGCCGATCCGTCCATCGCGGCATATGGTGGCATAACACGAGTGGGCGCGAGTGGCTCGAAAGCTGCACCAGTTGGCAATGCTTTCTGGAATGCTAATGTTTTCGCTGCTAATGCAAACACCACAGTAACAACCTGGAAGTCTGCTGAAGTCATCGACAACTTAACGACCATCAGCATCAAGAAGATGCAACAGATGTTCGGTATGTGCTCGATGGGTGGTGAAAAGCCAACACATATCTTGGCTGGCCAACTTGGCTATAACGCCTACTACAACTTGCTGACTAGCACAACTCGTCAGATTCAAGATAGTGACGACAAGACCGGTAAAGCTGGTTACAGCAAGGGCTTGGACTTCAACGGCGTTGGCGTTTACGTTGACGACTTGATTGACTCACAAGGAAAGATGTACTTCCTGAATATGGACCACATTTTCTTCCGTCCGCTGAAGGATGCGAATTTCAAATCAACTCCATTCAGACAGCCACCTAACCAGTTGGCCAACATCAAGTTCATCGTGTGGATGGGTAACATCACTTGCGACGAACCTCGTAAGCAAGGTGTCATCACCGGTATCACGGGCTAAGGAGCTACTATACAATGTCTGAGAATTTCACAGCTTTCATGGGCGACGTGACTGAAGTTTACACTTCGACCACGCTACCTACAGGCTATCAGCCTGGTATGAGACGAAGAGAAGGCAACAAAACCTATGTGTTTGTCTTGGCAAAAGGCACCATTGCTGACAAAGCCATCTATAAGCCAAACACTGCCGATGCTACGCATCCCTATGACGTGATTGCAACAGCCGCGGCTGCCACCGATCCTGTCAGTGGAGTAAATAGCACTGGCGCTGCTCGCTCTTCTGGGGACTACTTCTGGGGACAGATTGGTGGAGTAGCCAACGTTCTCGTTGATGCTACTGCAGCAATTTCTGCAGGAAGTCTCTTAGCAGCTTCCGGCACAGCCGGGACTGCCGCAGTTGCTCCAACTTCGACCGCAGTAAGATGCGTGTTCGGTGTTGCGCTTGAAGCATTAGCTTCAGGTACAGGCAATAAAGCAGTGCGCTTGCAGGGACTGGATTCATAATCCAAGCGGGGTGATTAAATGAACCTCGCGCAAATGATAGCCGAAGTTCGGCGTGGACTCGATGAGACTACGCCGGACTTTTGGACTGATGCGGAGATTACAGATTGGTTGAACGAAGCGGTCAAAGTAATGACCTCTTCGACACAACAGCTTCAGGCGTTTTATCAGTTCACTACAGTCTCAGGCACGCAGGAATATGCGTTGCCGTCAGACTTAGATGAGCTGTTTAACGTGGTGCATTTCCGCTCGACGCTTACGCCGCTATCTCTAACTTCTCCGCAAGCTGCGCAGATGGGTAATCAGAATCCGTCCATACCAGGGCGATTCTATTTGCGTTCCGTGGCAGCTCAGACAGCGGGGCAAGGCACTGATGGCAATATCACACTTGGGTCAATAGCGGACCCGCCTGTTTATTCCAAGATTCTAGGCTTGAGTCCGGTACCGAATCAGACTGGTGACACTGTTACCGTCTTCTATTTCTCTGAGCATTTCACGATGACTGAGCTAACCGATACGTCACCAATACCGGTGGCGTTCCATCGTGGACCTGTCTCTTATGCGATCGCTATGGGCAAGCAGAAAGAAGAAGCTTACGGTGAAATGGACAGAGCACTGCAGATGTTCGGTCAGTTCACTGAGAAGTTGCAGAAGAAGATTATCAACAGCGGTCAGGAAGTTGCTTTCCCGTCCGTTAAGATGCGGGGCGAAGAGCACTACAACTTCCCAACGGGTGTCATTATCATCCCTGATGGAAGTGCAAGCTAATGCCATCACAGAGAACACTAAAGGATGCGCTAGATGATGCAATGCTTGCGTTCCGAGTACAGTCGTTTGAAGGCGGGCTTGACTCTGAGACTGACCCTAGTGACCTTGATGCGAAATATTCTCCAGATTGTCAGAACGTCAAACTGACTCAGTTTGGCCGTATCATCGGGCGCAATGGCTGCGAGAATAAGGTTACCGGACTGGCTGAGAAGCCTGATGGTATCGCGTTCTTCTATGATGCTTCTGGCGGTCGTCACAAAGTTCTCTGGGAGAACGACAACCTTTACGACGTGACCAGTGATTCAAGCGCTACTTTGATTCAGGCTGGCGCTTACACCAAGGGCAATCGTATTTGCTGGGCGGTGCTCAACAACATTCTTTACTACTCTGATGGTGAGACGATTCACACTGGCGGCGCCACTGATTCTGGTATCAGGCAGTATGATGGCACTACTGATACCACACTTCTAACTTCAGGCGCACCAGGCATGATACCGACTCCTGCATGCAAAGTCATGACGACTTATGCGGGTTCGCTAGTACTTGGACGCATCAAGTATGTGGGCGGCACCTATGCAAAACACGCTTTCATGTGGAGCAACGTCAATGACCCAACGAATATCAATGCAACGAATATTCAGCAATGCGGGCAAGGCTACGGCGGTGAACTTAATGCGATTCTTCCGCTGGCTGTTGCGAGTGTTGGCGTGTCGCCATTCCAGGCGATACTTGTAGGCAAGTCGCAGTTTGGAATCTTCGGCTACTCTGGCGCACTCGGTACACTGAATGAGTTCTTAGTGAACTGCCCTACAGGTATCAGAGACGGCGCTACAATGCAGTACATTCCCGGTCCAGATGGCTCGGGGTATGTCGTCTTCCTCGGCACTGATAACACGCTCTGGGCGGTCCATGGAACGGCTGCAGTCGAATTGAGCGGACCTATTCGCACTGAATTGCAAACCGCGGTATCGGGCGCACTCGCTCTCGATTCAAATGCAATCTTCACATCAGCGGTTAACTCACCAGACTTCCAATACATCTTAGATGTGGGTGCTGGTGTCCAGTATGTATACCATTACAACACGCAAGCATGGACTCGCTATAAAGGCTGGGCATCAGGCTATTGGTGCGCTGCTTACACTGACACTTCGCAGTTTAGTTTGTACGTGGCAGCAAGAGCAGACGCAGCCGGTGACTTGAAAGCGTTGCAGTTGGTCAACTCAGGCAACACTGATAACGGTGATGCAATCAATCCCTACTGGATGACTCCATTCATCAATGCTGGTGATGCGAATATCTTGAAGATTTGGAAGTGGATTTACTTCGTTACTCGTACCGATATCGCCAACACGGTCATTACTGCTCAAGCCAACTTAGGCGCTGGCGCTATTGCGACCAAGACAATAGAAGCTGATGCTAGCGGCGGCTCTAGTGGTGGCGGCGTATGGGACGCGTTCGACTGGGATGAAGACACATGGGCGTTATCTGCGTTCGGTTCGACTGGTATGTATCGTCGCAAGGCTCGATTGACCGTTAACCCATCGACAAACCCTGAATCACTTCGTGGATTCGATGTTACTATAAAGTTTAGTACAACGACCCCTGGCGGTCACTTTGAAATCTTAGGTTTCACTCTGTTGTATCTACCAAGAGGCCGCAAGCGTGTTGTTCTCACTCCGTAATTTATTAGCTATTCTGCTTTGCATATTGTGCGCAAGCCCTGCGTTCGCGGATACGATAACGTACCCGAACACATTCGTTGCAGGGACTGCTGCACAAGCAGCGCAAGTCAACGCGAACTTCAATGCGATAAGCACCGTTGTTAACGGCAACATTGATACAAACAATCTGAAGTCAGGCGCAGGCATTACGCCAAATCAACTCAACCTAACTAGTGAGTACGCGGTGCTTCGCGGCACTGGCACAAGAGGACTGAGCGCAGGCATTACAGGCGACACTACTCCACGAGTATCGCTCAACTCTGACGGTAAAGTCTGGTTTGGTGCTGGTAGCGTATCGGCGCAAGACTTGTCGTTGACTCGCAAGAGTGCAAGCGTACTTCTGCTGACTGACTTGGCAGGAACGACTAACAAAAGTTTCGAGGCGAACCAGTTCGACGCCCGCACCAATGGCGATGCCAATGGTAAATACACTCTGAGTGTATCGGGCTTGTCGGCTGGTGTTGGTGGCGCTACTGCGCAAGACTTGCTGCTGAAGCGGTCTAACTCAACCACGTTCGCTATCCGCGATGCTGGTGACTCCGCTGACCGTGACTTGACTTGTCGCAACCTGACAGCTTCTGGCTCACTTACTTACGGCGGCGCGTTAGCTCCAGCGAGCTTAGCGGTAACGAATAATGCCACAGTGGGTGGCACTCTTGGCGTGACCGGGACAAGTACGTTAGCGGCTGTTGGAGCCACTAACGGTACTTTCAGCGGAACGCTCGGAGTGACCGGTACAAGTACGCTGGGTGTGGTCAATGCTTCAAGCGCGACTCTATCATCTCCGCTTCCTATTGCAAGTGGTGGCACTGGAGCGGCAACGGTAGCAGCTAACACAGTCTTTACAAACAACACTGGTTCGACTGCTGCACCAGCTTTCGCTACTTCAATCCCGACTTCAGTACTGAACATCTCAGGCATCAACGATTTTAGGCTGACTTGTTCATCAGGCAATCCAGTACCGAACTCAGACGTAAGCAGCTCTGGCACTATCTATCTTTGCCCATACAAGGGTAATAACATCGCGCTTTATGACGGCTCTACTAGATGGACAATACTTACAAGTTCGCAAGTCTCATTAGCACTGACCGCGACAAGTGGAGTTGTCTATGACGTATTTGCTTACAACAACTCAGGTACTTTAACTCTTGAAACACTGGCATGGTCGAACACTACCACCCGCGCCACAGCACTTGTCTATCAAGATGGTGTGTTGGTAAAAAATGGCGCTACGACTCGCAGATACGTAGGCTCATTTTACGCGCATGGCTCAAACGTCACGCAAGATACTGCGGGTAATCGCGCTGTTTATAACGCGGTGAATAGAACACGAAGACCACTGGCAGGCTCTATCGGAACAGCTTCATGGACCTACGCATCAACAACGATACGCGCGGCTAACAGCAACACAACAAACGGACAGGGTAGAGTCAGCTTCTTGAACGGACTTGATGAAGACGCTGTTGAAGCGACATACAGCACGCAAGTTCAAGGCACGAGCGTAACCATCGGCAACATTTATCTTGGGCTAGATTCGACTTCTGCGTCAACTTCCCCAAGCATAGCTGGCGTCTCGACTATTGGAGCGAATAGCGCAGTTTCAGTCATGGCAAGAACTTGCAAGCTCGCAGGTATCGGCTATCACTTCTTGCAAGCTTTGGAGTCTTCTTCGGCGGCAGGTTCGGAAACATTTTACGGCAACGACAACACGCAATACGGTTTAATCGGGAGTTTAACCAACTAATGAACAGACTACTTCTAGCACTAGCGGCAACGGTAGCGATGGCTCTGCCATCTCATGCGATACCGCGATATGAGACTAGCAGCGATACGGTGCCTGGAAATTTCACTAGCGTAACTGCGGCAATCCCTGCGTCGAGCACTGTCGTAACGCTGACAGCACCATCAAGGCATGTCGTTATTAAAAGTGATGCGAGCGCTGCGGTTATGTATATCCGCTTAGATGGCGGCACTTGCACTTCGGCTAATTTCAAGATTGACAGCGGTGGCGCAGTCGCACTTGACGGACTGCCAGGCATCAACTCGGTGACGATTCTCGGCGCTTCTGCGACCGGTAATTATTCGATTCTAGCGTGGTAATCATGAACAGACTCATTGCACTTCTCTTATCACTTCTATTTGCGACACCAGCTTTCGCGCTGAATTATAGTGGCGGTGGTGGTGGGAACGCCGTGGCGGCTGGTCAGGGAATTCAGGTTGTATCTAGCGCTGGAACATCAACTGTTTCGGCGCCTAGCGCGTCTATCGTTCCGCAGTATTTAAAGAATTGGCGTAAAGCAATTGCTGATGTGCGAAACGGAACCGGTAACGCCTCTTTGTTTATCGGCGGTGATTCGACTGTGGCGGGAACGGGCGCTAGTTCGCTAGCTGCAACTATGGCCCCACGGTTAAAAGCACTGCTTAACTCTTATTATGTCACTGCCGTGGAGGGAGTTGTTTGGACGAATACAACTGTCACTGATTCAAGGCAAGTTTTTGGAACTGGGTGGTCAGCTTTTGGGGTAGGTGGGCCGGGTGGCGTTTGCGGTGCTTTGGCAGCAGCAGGCGCGGCGGGTGATTTTACTTTCGCGCCTGGTTATTCGTTCGACACAATAACGGTTTATTACCTTAAACAAGTTGGTTACGGAACTTTTGAAACAAACATCGGCGGTGCCAGCTTAGGAACCACTGACACTAACGCTTCACCGGGAGTCGGTAAAGTTGTTTTTTCTAGCTCCGCAGGCGTTAACACCGTGCATATTCACCTTGGTGGGTAACGTGATTATTCTGGGAATCATGTGTACCACAGCAGCTACTAAAGCGGTGCAGGTATCGGTTGTTGGTATACCGGGTTGCAGGATGGATACGTTTGGAGTTGCAGCAAGCGGCTTCAACAGCGGCGCTTCTCTTACGACTCTAGCCCCCAACTTAGCGCTGATTGACTGCACTATAAATGACATCAATGCTGGCACCGCGCTGGCTACATGGAACACCGAAACGGTGCAATTTATAACCACAATGACTGCGGCAGGCTGCGATGTGATCATTGTCACGGGCGTTCCGGGCGCATATGGCGGAACGCCTCCAACTGATATTGCGGGCTATGAGGCGCAGGCGTTAACAACGGCTCGTGCAAATAATTGTGGAGTTGTTGATTTTGTTGCTCGGTGGGTTAACGGTACTGTGTCATCAGCTTTATTCTCTGATGGTGTGCATCCAAATGATTTGGGTTATACAGACTGCGCTTCGGCTTTATTCACCGCAATTACGAGGAACTAATGAGACGATTACTACCATTCTTGCTACTTCTAGCGACTCCCGCACTTGCGAACAACCCGCAAGCTGATTTCATCGCGGCACAAGCGAGCAATGGCGTTGTGGGCGTGGCGAGTTCATATGGTCAGCCTGATTTCAGAATTGACTACAGCGCAGGAGCGACCACACAACAGAAGGCTAATGCAGCAACTGCGGCCGCTTCATTCAATTGGACACCGACAGCGAATCCTGACCCATACAATGCTAAGTTGGCGATTCTAGCTGATTCAAATATTCCGAACGCTGCGAAAGTTGAGCTGATGAAGTTTACTGATTTGTTCGATAAATATTCGGAAAACGCAACAGCGACTAAGCAAGCATGGGCGTTAATCGTTAGTGTCTATAGTGGAAGTTGGCTCAATAATACGGTCAAGACTGCGGTTCAACAACATGCGGCCGATTTCAATTTACCCTTGGAGTAAGAATCATGTACGACGGAAGACTATATGCAGGCGGAACGCCTAACTTCAGCGAACAGACAGGAACCTATACTTCGCCACCACAACAGCAGGCACCAGTGCAATCGAATCCAATGCCGCAATTCGCGACAGTCGGACAAGATACACCAGTGCAATCACCACCGATAATGGCACCACCATCAGCCGGTGGACCGAGTGTAGGCAGTGCGCCTATTGTGCCAGGCGGGAATCCTAACTTCCAAGAGTTTCACGGCGCGCCATCGATTGCTTCATGGGGTGGTCAGATGCCGCAGATGTCGGTGGCGCAGCAACAGCATCACCAGATGCCGAGCATTAGTCAGTTTCAGATGCCCGCGCAATACAATCACCAGCATCAACAGCCGATGCAGTTCCCTATGCAACCACATCAAGTTCCTAGTATCGGTACATTCCAGATGCCCGTACAACAGCCACGACCGCAGGCATGGCAAACGCAACCAATAGCGCGCTTCAGACCGGGCTAGGCGTGGAAGCGTTTTTACATTATCATGGGTTTAACAACGACCATAAGTAGTAGATAAATGAGTTATCCAACAAGCAGCCTTTCACAAGTACTGACAAACCAGAATCAGAACCAAGCGCAAGTAAGTTCGCAGAATCAGGTCGGTCAGACTAACACAGCTAACTCTCAGAGTCAGTTGCCTGTATTTACGCAAGGTCAACTTGGGTTGCAGGGTCAAGCTGGCGACTTGATGAATCAGATACTGACTGGCAACACGACTCAGTTTGGATTACCGCAGGCGACTTATGATGCTGCGTTCGCTAACTTCAATCAGTATCAAGCACCGCAGTTAGCAGCACAACACGGTTCAGGCTCGCCTGCTATCGGTGCAGCGATGCAGAATTTACAGCTTCAGCTTGCCGGCATGGCTGGTCAGAATCAAACTCAGAACGCGCTGAATACCTTCAATAGCGCTGCACAATATGCGTTCCAACCCGTCGGTCAGAACAACAATGCGATCGGTTCGCAGTTCCAGAATCAAGTAAACAACGGAACACAGAATACGAATACCAACACGCTAACGACTGACATCGGCGGTTTGCTCGGTGGCACTCTCGGTAACTTCCTGAACCCATAAGGAGGGTTCGATGGCTCTCCAAGGTTCAGTAAGCAATAACCAGTTGTTGCCGTGGGAAATGTTTATCCCTACAGCCGGAGTTAACGCGGGTAATGCTCAAGCAGCACCGCAATTCAACGGCCCATTGTGGGACAACTCCAACAGCAATAATCTGACAGTGTCGCCATCAATGACGGTGGCACCACAGCAGGTCGTTAAGCCTGTGCAAGATGTACGGCCGCAGTTCACTTACAACATGCCGACCTATAACGTGGGTGGTGGTGGTGCTTCGGCTGGTGTCGGAATCGGCAAAGGTGGTTCGTCAGGCTCTAGGCCACCAACCCCGCAAGATTACAAAGGCATATGGACCAACCTTGCACAGCAACGATATGACGAGGCTGCAGCGGCTTACCGTAACGGCAGTGGCTCAGCGATGGCTGAACAGATGGCACTTGCTAATCTGCGTCAGTGGCAAGGTTACAATGATGCTTCTGTGCAGCAGATGCAATTCTACGCCGGTGGTCTTCAGGGACCGCTGAATTATGCACTCTCTCAAGGCTACGGGCAGGGCATTGACCCTTCTGTGGTCGACTGGTTCAACAACTCACCGAACGCAGGCATATCAACGATGATGGGCACTGTCGCCGGTGGCGCCACTGGTGACGTTTACGGCTCAATCTTGGGACCAGAGAATCAAGTCTGGTACAACGATTACGGCAACCCGATTAATACAGGTACTGCATGGGATGGTAGCAGCCCTGGCAATCGCACTGGCACTATGACCGGTGGCGCACAAACTTACGGCGGCACTGGTGGTTATTCTGGAATCCAGAACTACATGCCTGGACCGGCTAGTGGCTACTCTCCGGCTGTGGCTAATATCATTCCGTCGACCGGCTACGACTACAGCAACCCTTACACAGGCGTACAGCCGAATGGTCCAGCCTATTCGCAATTGCCGAATGGTACTTGGTTCTTACCGAACCAGATTTAGGAGAAAGACATGGGCGGAGTATTTGTACCAATCGGGCAATCATTACCACTGCAAGGCGGCATAGCTAAAGGCAATAGCTACGGCTCTAGTGGCGGCGGTATGGTGTATGGTGGCGTCTCAGCTTCATTGCCGATAAGTGGTGGCGTGTCACGGTCACTACCACCGGTGCAAGTTAATCCTGTGCAGAATGTTAACCCTGTGCAAAATGTCAGTCCGACAATGACCACAGTGGTAACGAATGACCCAACTTATAATCAGCCATTCACCTACAATAGCAACGTCACAAACAACACAGATTTTGCGTCACCGTTTGAAGGATTGTCGATTGGTAATTCCAATCCAGACATTGCAGCGATGCAGTTTGCGGCGCTTACAGGAGCACCAGCACCGCCACAGTTTGGTCAGATTCAACGACTGATGCCGAACGCTACGATGCTGCAAGGCTCTGCTGACCGTGGACCGCTAGCAGCTTTTGCTATGGGCGAGACTGGTCAGATTCTGGCACCACAAGTAGCACCAGAGCGAGCGATGAATCAGCCGCAGTCTAAGACCGATAGCGAAGGTGGATTACAGTCGCAGGCTCCGCAGTTAGATTTGAGAGCGCCTGGACCTGGACCGCAGGGAGCGCCGCAAGCAGCACCGCAACGACCCGCAGTAATGCCGCAACCATCGCAGGCACAAGGGCAGCCGCCACCAATGCAAGGCGGTCCACAGCCTGGACCGTGGCAGCAAGCTGCACAGGGGATGATTCCGTCACAAGGCAGAATGTACCCTGCTATGCCGCGCTTTAGCGATTATTTGCCAACACCAGCAGCGAAGCCGACAATGGCTAATCGAATTGGTGCAGCATTGCAAAGCTTGTCACCAAATACAATGTACCAACGCAATCAGAAAGCATTGGCTGACTTCAAGCTGCGCGAAGAGTTGTACAAGGAAGACGGCGCTAATTGGCGTCAAGCGTATAACGATGCGAATGAAGTAGTGAAAGAACGCATGGGCGTTGTTAAAGACCTTGCTAAGCAAGAGATGAGCGACGAGACTGAACTTAAGAAGGCTGAACTGACCGCAAAGTCACAAGGCAAGATGACAGAGGCTCAGGGCTGGGACCAATTCGCGAAGGCTATGGCTATGGATGTCTCTACTCCTGATGGGGTGGTAGCGCAGGCTCAAATGCTGCAGGCTGCATCAGCCGCAACGAAGACCGATTTGATGGGGCACTTGGGCAAGCGTGACCCTGATGCAGTGAAGATGGCTGCGAAGAAAAACTTAGAAGCCACCAAAGACCTGTACGAAATCGCTCAGAAGAAGTATGACTTAGAGAACAAGGCGCCACGCGAAGTAAGAGCCCTCGACCAAACCGCGGCAGTAAAGGCGAACGAAATTAGTCAGATGCCAATCCAGAACGCGACCGGTCTTGCTGGTATGCAATCAGCGATCGGCAAGGCTGCGCTCGACATTGACCCGAAAGTATTGGCGGCACGCGCTCAGAAAGAAGTAAACGCTGGTACTCAGTCTGGTCAAGCTATCGTGAATACTGGATTGGACATCGAAAGCAAGCAGCGAGACGCAGTCACTAAGCCAATCGGCTTGGGTATTCAGGCAATGAACGCTGGCAGTATGG